ACATAATGTTCTAGGTAATTGTTCCGTCGCAAGTCATTGATTTTTCAGCAATGTTCTAATGTTCGGACTTTTTGGCACACAAGGGTCGCCAAAATAAAATAAATTCTGAGAGAACGAGGCTCCCCGCAAGTGTTTATTAGGGACATATGCACAGGGTCGCGCGTAGGCTTAATCTCTCTTCTCTTTTTTAGAACATTCAGAACATTACAACAATTTCGGTACAATGGCGTCTACAAGCCATTCTTTTGTTCGAATTTCCCTCTCTCCCCAAGAACATTGCAACCCCCATTTGTACATTACCCACAACACCCCACGAAGAATCAATGACTTACAGCCGACACAGCACCCTGCAAACTGTTTCCTAACTTGACTTTGTAAACTACCTATGCTATAATATGAGAGTGGGAATTTTTCTTTTTTGCATTGTTCTAATTTCAAATGTTCTAAGAACATTGCACCCACAAAACCCGAACATTCTGACACTTTGTCAGTTTGTCGTAATTACTAACCAACCAAAGAGGACTTACTACTATGCGTACCGACACCAACCAAATCATCAGCCTCTACAACCAAGGCATGATCTACAACCTGCGCAACCTGCCCGAAGGTGAGCATCGCGTATTCGTCAACCCACGCCTGACCCTGCGCCACAAAGATGCCAAGGACTTCAAGTCCCAACCCTTTTTCATCCGCGCCACACAGACGATGTTTGCTACCAACACCACACCAATCGATACCATCGAGCAAGCCCTCTATCAGCACCCCTTGCTTGTGTACTACACGCTCGGTAAGCGCAACTTCTACTACAACACCTTGCTTGCCTCAGCACTTCAAACTGGCAATGTCATTGTCGTATAAACCTAGGGAAACCAACATGAACCGAGTAATCAAGAACGGCTACTGCCGAATCTGCAACGAGAATGGCATCGGCAAAAAGCGTGCTGCTTACGGGCATCTCATCTGCAAGCCATGCGGTGAGGTCAAAGCCAAGACCGACAGGAAGTCGTGGTGTGTGCTCACGCTACACAAGCAGGGGGCGATGTTCTTTACTCCTGAGTATGCTAGGGAAGCAGCCGTAGGCGCTAACAACAAGGGGGGAATTGTTCGATGAGCGTATTTCAATCCAAAGAACAGAAAGACTTACTTATGACCCTGCTCAAGGTATTGGGTGGGCATAAAGTCGAGGTCGCCTTTGATGGGTCAAGCGACTCAGGGAGCATCGACTATGTGAGCCTGTTAGATCAAGAGGGCAAAGATATCGACCTGTCTAATGCCACATTCGACTGGTATGAGAGAAGTAGCGAGTTTGAGGCGGGTAAGTGGCAAGTGAGGTACAAGCCATACTTAGCCATGCCGGTCAGAGATATTCTCCAAAACATCTGTGAGAATGCCTTAGAGGACTCAGGGCACGATTGGTACAACAACGATGGGGGATATGGCACTTTGAATATCGACCTAACAACAACCCCGCCTGCAATATCCCTGAGCGTCAGTATCCGCTACACACATACGAACGACTACGAGATCGACTTAAACGAGGAAGAGGAAGAGGAGAACGAATAATGCACCCGTATCATCATAGCAAAACAAGCGTAAAGATCTGGGGCGGAGTGGAGGCTGACTATCAGCCGATCCACGACTGGTTCGATGCGACCAAAGAGCAGTTCGCAGACGCTAGGCATCGGGCGTTGCGCCATCACAGCCAAGGCATCTTCGAGTGCGAGAGGGTATTTGGTAGCACCATAGTCAATGCAGATGGGAAGGTTGTGCCTGTGCGCTACATAGGTGAGCAACACATTAAAGAGGACTGCGGGGGTCGCATACCCACAGTTGCCGATTGGTTCAGGAACATCAAGATGGAGATGTGGATGAATCGTGGGTACAAGGTGGAGGCAAGCCATGAGTGATTGGAACGACGAGTTGATGAGGTTAGAAGCCCGAGACAATCTGACAAGTGGTCAGGTTGTCGCATCGGAAGGTTGGGATCTGCGGTGGGAGATTGACCGGCTTGGAAAGATGCTAGAGAGTAGGGACAAAGAGATTGGCAGTCTGCGGTTCGACATCGTCGTACTCAAAGCCGAACTCAACGCAGCAAGAGGGGGGCGCAATGGCTGAGATAGCCGAGGTTTTAAAAGGACTGAACGCAGCATTGGGTCTAATATGTATTGCGTTCTGCGTTTACTTCTTAGCATGCATCATATCGGGAGGGGATGACAAATGAAAGTTAAAACAAGTGAGTTAAGCGGTGCGCAGTTGGATTGGGCGGTGGCACATATTCAAGGATATGCAGAAGGGCCGAATGGTAGTTTTTGGATTACCGAGGATGACTGCGTAGACTTCAAACCCTCAACCGATTGGGCGCAAGGTGGGCCGATCATTGAGCGGGAGAAGATCAATGTCAGATTCATAACCCCCAACGCTAGTACTCCCCCATGTTGGGCGTACATAAGTATGGAGTCTGATGACTTCAATGTTGAAGAGTGGGGTGATACACCTCTTGTCGCAGCCATGCGTTGCTATGTAGCAAGTAAGTTAGGTGATGAAGTTGAGATACCAAAGGAGATGACAAATGAAGGGACTGTTTAAGCGCACCTATATGTGTGGCATAGGCGGTATGAAATGCCCATGTTGCGGTAAGCGCAAAGATCCAAGAGCAAGACGGCTTTACCATCGGCAAGCCAAACGACGGCTAGTCGAGCATCTTAAACAAGTGGAGAAATCAGATGAAAATTAATTGGTGGGTTGATTCAGGCTTGGCCTCGCAGGCTGCGCACGAGTTGATGTGGTTCGTGATCATTGTGTTCGTGGGTCTTGGTGTAGTGATTTGGTTAGATATGAGAAAGGATAAATAACATGACTTGGGGAAGAACTAGGTTGCCGGACAATCTGCCGGAGTTGGAGAACTACGCAGACGCTCTGTATCGGTATAGCAAGACCGAGCCTCTGCGCGCGGGGAATGACAAGGGGCTTGTGCCGTTGGGTTGGAACCGGCGATACAAGCGTAGTCAGATACTCAAGGTCGAGACCCTGCAGGGCAACGCTGTTTTCTGTAGGTTTTATGGAACCGATGTCGTTAAGTTTTACGAGAACGGCATGGTGGAGTTTGGGGTTGGTGGATGGGACTCGCCCACAACGCTTATGTTTTTGCAGGGGGTTTTTGGTGTGGCTAAGTTTGCTAGGTACAAGGGCAAGATTTACTACAAGCAATTGAGCACCGGCAAATTCTTTCTTATTGGCAAAAACGGTTTGCGGATTGATGAGACCGGCGCACCCATAGACCCGACACCCGAGGTCGCTAAGGTATTGAACCGAGCGAGGTGGAAGGATCTTTTGCAGAAACTTAAGCCGTTCTCTGTATACGCATCTGATATGTCGAAACTTCTAGAGCCTAAAGTAGCCCACGAAATAACGGCAGAGTTTAATTCTTTGGTGCGAACCTATGGAGAAGAGTATTGGCGCGGGCTTAGCCCCGAAATTCAGTCTAAACCGGCTCGGGGTACTCCTCCCTATCAAATTAGTAAATTGAGAATTCCATACTTGCCAATTTCTGCAAGGGAGGTTCGGTACAACCGAAACAACATAGCGCAGTCGCGGGCTGAGTTTGTTAACCGAGTCTTGGAAGCATCACAGACAAACGATGCCGAGAAAATGTATCCGCTCTTCTTTATGTTGCAGACAAGTGCATCAGAGCAACGATGGACAGGCAATGGTTATGTGTCCAAGTGCAGCCCGGAGCGCATCAGAAAGTATTTGATGGAGTTATTGAAGTTTGAGTTTTGTGAGGGTCTATTTGATAGTGTCGTTCAACCATTGGGAGAATTTGTAGCCGATAGTAATGCAAAGTATTTCATTAACCCAAGGACAATCTGACATCCCGTCAGCGTGTCGCAATTAAATCAAGAGGAAATTATTATGGAAATTCGTATGACATCAGAAGTATCCTTAGCAGAAGCCGAAGAATCTATTATTGCTTTTGGCAACGAGAATGCGGTGCATTTGGTAGGTGAGCCTGGAGTTGGTAAGACAGCGATGTTCGAGCGTATCGTAGAGCGCACCGGCTACAAGGGTGTGTATATGGATGTGCCGAATCTAGAGTTGGGCGAGATTGGCATACCGATGCCGAACCACGAGACTAAGACGACGAGTCTGTACCCCAACGACGCATGGGGGTTCCACAAGTCTGAGCCTATGGTGATCTTCTTAGACGAGTTTACTAAACCATCTAGCCAAGCGGTGCAAAACACTTTGCATCCCCTGCTCAACGAGAGGCGGATCGCTAACTTTAAACTGCATCCCGATACCATCGTGATAACGGCGGGTAACAACTCAAGTGACGGGGTAGGCGATAACCTGAAGGCGCACTCCTTGAACCGCATTACTGTTATGCCGGTACGCAAGCCGACTGCAGAGGAATGGTTGGACTGGGGTAGCCAAAGCGGGATTGCTCCTGAGATGTTGGCATGGGTCAAGGCTTATCCACATTCTATGGCATCCTACCTAGATCCATCACAGTCTGACAATCCGTACATCTTCAATCCTAAGTTCCCGAAACGGTCATTCTTCTCGCCACGCTCAGGTCATCGTGCGTCAAACATCATCAAGAAACGCGACAAGATTTCCAAGAACGCATTGGTTGTTGGCTTGGTTGGCACAATTGGTGAGTCTGCAGCAAGGGATCTGACTGCATATGTTGATGTTGCTGATAGTCTACCAACATGGGAACAGGTGATGAATGACCCTGCCAATGCACAAGTACCGACTTCCCCTGCTGCTCTATGCATCATGGCTTACGGCGCAATTCAACGCATCGACAGAGCCAACATCAGCAAGTGGTTCACTTACTTGAAGCGTACACCGACTGAGTTGCAGAGTGTGTTCTGCTTGTCTGCTACCAAGCACAATGAGAAGAAGCAAGTGCTTATGACGAGTGGCGCATTTGTCGATTGGATGCGTGAGCATCAGTACTTGTTCTAATTATGGCTATCGAGTATGTGCTATATCAGGGCGATGTATGGGCTTTATACAGGCAAGATCACTTTGGTGACGACACTCTGTGGTTTGTGAGCGCAATCAATACCAAGGCGATATGGAATCGTTGGGTTCCCGCCAAAGACTGCATCGTACTTGACCCTGCATTAAATGTTCTATTTGAAAGGAAAGAAAATGGTTGAAATTACTACGCTGTTCGCAACGCTATCGCTGTTCTTAGCATGGCGTCTGTATGTTGTTAGTAGAAGGTTTGATATAGTAGAGACTATGCTACGAGGAATCGTAGCGGGAAGAGTTGTAATAACCCACACCAAAGATGGTGTAGAAATGGAGTTGAAAGATAATGGCTAAACTAACTGCAGAGCAACGCATTGAGCGCACTCATGTGCAATTGATGCGGGATAAAAACTTTTGCTTGTTCTCGGGCGTGTTTATGATTGGCAAGGTAATCATCTCTGACAAGGTGGATACTGCGCGTACAGACGGGCGCAATGTCGAGTATGGTCGTGCATTTGTCGATAGCATAAGCGACAAACAGTTGGCTTTCCTAGTAATTCACGAAGCCATGCACAAAGCGTATCGGCACATGATGGTTTGGAAGAACATTGCCAAAGAGAACGCACGCTTGGCAAACATGGCGATGGACTATGTAATTAACTTACAGATTCAAGACTATGATCCACAGCGCACCACAGTCGAGATGCCTAAAGACTATTCAGGTAAGCCTCTTGGTCTCATCGATGAGAAGTATCGTGGTATGGATACCATGCAAGTCTACCAAATACTAAAGAAGGAATGTACTGGTGGAGGAGGTAAAGGTGGTGATAAAGGTAAAGGTGATGGACAACCTGACAATTCGTCAGATGGTCGTGGTGAGCCTTATGAGTTTGATGAGCATGATTGGGAAGGCGCATCTGATCTATCTGAAGAAGATGAGCAAGAACTTGGTAAAGAGATTGACCATGCCTTGCGTGAGGGTGCGATCCTTGCCGGTAAGATGAAAGGTAATGTGCCAAGAGGTATCGAAGAACTACTGCACCCCAAAGTAGATTGGAAGGAAGCCCTGCGTGATTTTGTGAAAGCGCATACCAAAGGCTTAGATGAATCGACATGGCGCAGACCAAATCGTAGGTATCTTGGTGTGGACATCATCATGCCATCAACGATTGGGTTCAAAGCCGAGCGCATATCTATCGGGACTGACACATCGGGTTCGATTGGTGGAGAGATCCTTGGTAGGTTCTTAGGCGAAGCAAAACTTATTTGCGACGATGTTGAGCCTGAGATCATCGACATGATGTATTGGGATACCCATGTGGCACGACATGAGATCTATGCAGGTGCGGAAGTCAGCAACTTTGTCAACTCAACTAAACCTGCAGGGGGTGGTGGGACAGACCCAGACTGTGTTCCTAATTTCCTATTGAAGAAGGGAATCAAACCACAATGCATCGTGATGTTGACTGACGGAGTGTTCTTTTGTCACGAGACTACGAAGTGGGATGAGTTAGGTGTGCCTGTGTTGTGGTGTGTGGTAGGCAACAATGAGTTTAAGCCCAAGGTCGGGCAAGCCGTTTGTGTTGAATAACAAGGAGAGTGAGATGAGTGAGTTATGTGATGATGCAAAGGGCGTGGTGCATTGGTTTGGTGTGTCGGGAGATTCGTTCCCTGATGTTCACTATCTTGGTGCATTTGACATGGGAGATACCAACGAGTCATTTAATGTCGCATGGGACAAAAACATAAGCCACCTTTGGGAGCACTACCCACTTATCTTGCGAGAAGATCAAGCACAAGGTTTAGCGATAGATTTACTAGATGCGTTAGAGGAACTTACCCAACAACGAGTGAGAGGAGAAGTAGAATGAGAAAAGAATCAAAAGAAGAAGCAGCAGCACGCCTAGGCGCATGGAATCCTCCTGTGCCTGACAATCTAAAGGATATGAAAGATTTAGTCCAAGAATTGTGGTCAGAAAATCTAACGCTAATAGCAGAAATGCGTAAGTTGCGTTATGCCGTAGCGGAATTAAAGTATGACAACGCAATGCTCAAAGCCGAGAGTAGTGCAAAAAACCCATTCAAAGGAGAGTGAAATGAAAGCACTTGGGGAATTAAACTCAAAAGGGGAAAAGATGTTTAGTCTTAAATTTCAAGTAGTTGATCGCACAATGATCTTGGACTATGTGGAGTTGCTAATAAAGAAAGAGGGTGCAACACGCATCCACTTATCAGTAAACCCCGACCCAAACAAAAGCGGTACATGGTTGGTTAATTGGAACAAGGAGAACTAAAATGACTTACGCACCATTTAACTTAAGTACAAGCGCTATGCTTGTAGAACTAAACATCAGCAATTGGACTGCTAGGAAACTAGACAAAAAGGTTTCCGAGGAAGTCGATGCAAGCAAGGCAACCAAGACCCGCGCAGGGAACTACCACAAGAACTTACTTGCCGGTAGTCAAGCCCTTGATGCGGTAATCAAGTACACCAACAACGCACGACTGTGGCATCACAAGCAGACGCTACCTTGGAGCGATTCGGGTTCGCGCATCATCACAATGGAGAACTTCTTGGACTACAAGACGCAACTAAGCGAGTGCGAAACTAATTACAACCGCTTGGTTAACAATTTCCTAGCAGCCTACCCAACGCTAATTAGTGCAGCAGCGTTCCAACTTGGTGATCTATTTGATAGGAACGAGTACCCCGAACCCGACTTGATAGCCAAAAAGTTTCGGTTTAGTTATCTGTTCTCTCCGCTGCCCAACGCGGGAGACTTCAGGGTAGACATCGGCGAGCAGGCTGCGAAGGAATTGGTAGACCAATACGAAAGCACTTTCAACAACCGAGTACAGGATGCGATGCAAGATATATGGGGCAGGGTTCACGACTGTCTGACACATATGTCAGATCGTCTCGCTGATAAAGAGGATGGAGAGCGCAAAGGCTTTCACAAAACCCTGCTGTCCAATGCATCGGAACTGATTGACCTGATGCAGAAACTCAACATCACTAAGGATCCTAAGTTAGAGGCTGCTCGTAAGGATCTTTCTCAGGCAATCCTTGGGGTAGAGATCGATGAGTTGAAGGAAAGCACCCATGTGCGTAAGCATGTGAAAAGTCAGGTCGATGAGATCTTAGGTAAATTTGATTGGTAACCACAAAAGGATAGGTAAATACTATGTCAGGAATATACAAAGGTGAGAAATTTAAAGACAACGAGGTTTGTCCTGAGTTGGAAACGCTAGTGCAGCACTTGTTTTCTGTGATGCCGAATCTAGAGTTTTACGCTACCAACGCTGTCAACCTAGGATCAATTGGGGACGCCCGAAAGATCAATGTGTTTGATGTATTTAGCGGAGATCAGAAACTTGGTGCAGTAAGTTGGTATGAGAGTTACTCTAGAAGTAAGGGGCATTATTTTTCATACAGGATCTACTCTAAAAAGATTAGGAAAGAGCGGGGAGATGCCCATATAAAAATGACGGGCAGCCTAAAGTCTGCGCTAAAGATTGCGGGGGAGGTATTTGTCAAAGATGCCCCGAATGTCTTGGTAGAAAAGTTTTATGAGGCGATTAGGTCAGAGATGAGCGGTCTGGTCTACCATGCATCAAACGACATGCAGCATCGGTGCAAACCTTTTTTACAAACTGCGTTTGACTATACAGTTAGCGTAATAAAAGGAAGCCCCATACCCATAGATACAAAACTTTTGCAAGAGGTAACAAGCCCAAGATTTGAGGAAATGCAAAACACTTGCCGAATCGTGGAGTTGGTGGGCGAGAACTTAAAATCTCGGGATGGTGTAATTGTCTATGTTGATAGGGAAGAGAAACTAACCGTGGTGGATTTGCAGGCACATACGATTAGTAAGTTGGAGTCTACCTATGACTTACCTAAGAACTACCAAGAAAAGTTTACTATCTTGAAAGTCATGGAGGACAACCAACCAGTCGAAGGGACAGGCATTAAGATGAAGGTATCCGTTAACGATATGAAGTTACAACTTTTCTACCTTGTCTCAGGGGATGTCATCATCACTCACTAGCAATCTAGTAGTTTAGTCTTATCTAGCAGGACAATCTGACCAAGCGTCAGGTTGTCCTTTTTTATTGGTATTTTTACCTAGTCCCCTTGCTTTTGCTTTTCCCTTGGTGTAATCTTGCGTTAAGTATCTCCGAAGTGAGATAAGAATCTAATACCAAGAGGATATAGTTATGGGGTTTACACCCGAAGGCAAGGTCAAGGCGCGAATCCGTCGCATCTTGGAAATCAATAAAGTCTATCACTTCATGCCCGCAACGGGCGGTTATGGTCGAAGTGGCGTTCCCGACATCATTGGCTGCTACCGAGGTTACTTCTTTGCTATCGAGTGCAAGGCGGGGAACAAGCGCCCTACTGCGTTACAGGAAAAAGAACTCCAGCGGGTTCGTGACTCGGGCGGTCAGGTTTTTGTCATCAACGAAGAGAATATAAAAGACGTCGAGATTTGGCTAAATATGATGACCGTTCCTGAGAAAAGGATGGGTAGCGATGCGTGATAGGTTTGTTAGCCCACAGGTGCGCATATTGCTTGAGCGCATGGATTTGTATCCTGATGAGTTTGTGCGTCCGTTTGAGTCACGCCATTTAGAAACTAAATGGAACGATATATTACACGAGGGTCGTTTTAATCTAATTGAGAAGTTTTTTATTAAGCGTAAATACGTTAGGCTAAAGCGTCAGGCTACGCGAGACGCCATCATGGCTACTATTATGTACAACGAAAAAGAGGATCTTGAGGAGTTACCGCGCAGAAGATGGACAATGAAAGCGATACAAGATGCAATGATGAATAACCCACGCATGAAAATGAAACAAAAATGATCATCACAGTAGACTTTGAGACATACTACGACAGAGAGTTTTCGCTCTCAAAGATGACCACAGAGGAGTATGTGCGTGACGACAACTTTGAAGTCATAGGGGTTGGCGTAAAAGTTGACGATGCCGAGGCAGAATGGTTTAGTGGTACATACTCTGAGACCATGCATTTCCTAGGTAAGTTTAAGTGGTCTGAGGCGTTTGTCTTGGCGCATAACACTATGTTCGATGGTGCGATCCTTACTTGGAAGTTTGGTATAAAACCTATGGCATGGCTAGACACCTTGTGCATGGCTAGGGCAATTGACAACGAAGTATCAAACAGCCTTGCAAAACTTGCAGATCGTCTCGGGGTAGGCCAAAAGGGCAACGAGGTCATCATGGCTATGGGCAAACGACGAGTAAACTTCACCCCCGAAGAACTAGCGCAGTACGGCAAATATTGCTGCAATGACGTAGACCTTTGCTACAACATTTACAACATCCTGAAGCAGAACTACAAACTTAAGGAGCTTAAATTAATTGATCTAACTTTAAAGATGTTTACTGATCCCGTATTACAGTTAAACCTACCCCTGCTTGAACAACACTTGGGGGAAGTTAAACACCGCAAAGAAGTACTGATTGAGAAGGCGATGTCTGACCGCGAGACATTGATGAGCAATCAAAAGTTTGCTATGAAACTAGCGGCCTTGGGCGTGCGCCCCCCGACTAAAATTAGTCTTACCACAGGCAAAGTGGCGTTGGCATTAGCCAAGAGTGACAACGGTTTTAAAGACCTAGCAGAGCACCCAAACGAAGAAGTACAGGCGTTAGTGGCTGCTCGACTTGGGGCAAAGAGCACTTTGGAAGAGACAAGGACAGAACGATTTATTTCAATAGCGAAGCGCGGGAGCCTCCCTGTCCCCCTACGATACTACGCTGCGCACACAGGCAGATGGGGTGGAGACGACAAAGTTAATCTTCAGAACCTACCGAGGAAATCCAAACTCAAAGATGCCATTATCCCGCCCGAAGGCTATGTGCTAATCGATGCCGACTCCTCTCAGATTGAGGCACGGACTGTTGCTTGGTTAGCAGGGCAGACTGATTTGGTAGATGCATTTGAAAACGGCGAAGACGTTTACAGAATCATGGCATCTAGGATTTATCACAGACCAATTGACAAGATTACCACCGCAGAGCGCTTTGTGGGTAAGACGACCATCTTGGGTGCAGGGTACGGCATGGGGTGGAAAAAGTTTCAGGCACAGTTAAAGACTTTTGGCGTTGAGATGACTGACCCACTCTGTAAACACATTGTTGAAACTTATCGGGGGGTGTACCCAAGAATACCGGACTTGTGGTCACAGGCTGATAGTTGCTTAGATGCCTTGGCTAGTGAAGATCTAAAGACCGCTAATTTTGGTATGCAACCACAGGCAGTAAGTTTGCTTCCTGGAGTTGGGTTTGATCTACCAAGCGGACTACCTTTAAAGTACATGAACTTGCGCTCAACCGAAGAGCAAAATCCCAAGAGTGGGGTATGGGAAAAACACTACATATACAACACTCGCAAGGGTACAACCAAGATTTATGGCGGTAAAGTGGTGGAGAACATCTGCCAAGCCGTAGCTCGTTGCGTAATCGGCGAACAAATGCTGCGGATATCTAAAAAATATCGAGTTGTTCTAACAGTACATGATGCAATTGCGTGTATTGTTAAAAAAGAAGAAGTAGATGAAGCAACAGAATACATTACCGAATGTATGAAGTGGCGACCAAAATGGGCAGAGACTTTGCCTTTATCGTGCGAAATTGGACATGGAGATAGTTATGGTGAATGTTAGGGGTGTGCAAGCATATAACAATGTAGCGTCATTACAGGGTGCAACAATGAAAATAGACACAGGATTAAATTACACGGCTCACGAATTGAAAGTAAAAGAGTTACTAAAAGAAGTCCACGTACATTTACTTGAAAACGACCATGTAGCAGCAGCATCCACAATCGAGCAAGCAATCGTTGAATTGCGACTAATGAGGGCGGCTGTAAAAAGCCATGTCAAAGAATGAAATACACTTGGTCATACAGCAGCATCTCGCTGTTTCAGCAGTGCCCCCGCAAGTATTATCGGATGCGGATTGTTAAGGATATTGTTGAACCGCCGACTCCACATCTTGACTATGGCTCAGAGGTTCACAAAGCAGCCGAAGATTATGTGTGTGGGGACAAGTCACTAGACCCTAAGTACGCTTTTATAAAGCCAACGCTAGATGCACTTAAAGCGTTACCCGGCATGAAGTTATGTGAGTACGAGATGGGGCTAACTAAAGACTTTGAGGCGGTTGGGTTTAGAGACGAAAATGTGTGGTTCAGAGGTATTGCCGATCTACTAATTATCGACGGCGATCATGCACACCTTGTGGACTACAAGACTGGTAAGTCATCTCAGTATGCTGATACTAAACAATTAGAACTGCTGGCGCTATTAGTATTCAAACACTTTCCCTATGTTCAGTCTATAAAAGCAGGGTTGGTATTTGTTGTAGCCCAAGACTTAGTCAAAGCCTCATTTGTAAACGATATACAAAAAGATGCGTGGAGCCGGTGGTTGCCTGAGATCCAAAGGCTTGAAGCCGCGATGACAAATGACGTATGGAATGCAAGACCGAATTTTACATGCAGAAAGTTTTGCCACGTAAAAGATTGTGAGCACAATGGAAAAGGACAATGGAGATGACAGCCAAGAAAGTTGAAGAAGTTACTTTCCCTTTAAATGATGTACCTTATGAAATGATTAAATTAGCGTGGCCTTTTAAGACTGCAAAAGAACACAAACTAATTCTTAAATGGGCTAAAAAACAAACCAAGATAAGGAGAATTGTATTTCCATGAGTGCAAATGATGAACAGGTTGGTGGTACGCATTACAAAAGCAAGTCTATTCAGCCTTGGGACTACATAGCCGCAAATAATATTGGGTACTTTGAGGGCAACATCATTAAGTACGTTTCTCGGTGGCAAAGCAAGGGTGGCGTCGATGACTTAAATAAAGCCGCGCACTACCTTGAAAAATTAATTGAGTTGCAAAAGGAGCAATAGCATGTCATACGAACTAGACTACAGGGCACAGGGTACAGCCAATCGTAGGTTGCTATCTGCAGTTGTGGCTTTAGCAATTCAAGATGCGCAATCAAAACCTCGCAGAATGGGGAGATTACGCATACCCACAGATGAAGCAATTTCTGCAATCTATTTTTTGTTTCAGCATTCCAATACTTATTTGAGCATTTTAGACATAGATCCTCAGCAGTTTCGTGAAAGACTATTAAAGTTGATGTTTGACATGAATAAAAAAGTCTCTCAGTTTGAACCAATTAAGCGTCGAAACTTTAGATACAACTACGAATGGATGCGGCGTAAAGAAAACATACTAGACCTAACCAAGGCTTATGAAGCAGAACTTGAAAAACTAGATGAGGATGAGGCTGTATGACTACTCAAACTTGTGCACCCCGGCACCCGTCAGGTCTGACATGGGAGAGATGGAATTGGCCTTTTAAGACACCGCAAGAACGGCAACTCGTAGCAAAGTATTTTAACCGAGTAAAAAAGATAACCGACAAAGAGGAAAGACAAAAGATGCTAAACGAAATAGGAGAGGCTTTGCTATGAAAAAACCGCCCGTCAAGTCTTACTGCGGGGGCAAGCCTAACTACTGCACCCCAGAAGAAACCCCTCATGTCGATGCCGTAAACATACCGCAAGAACATGTTGATGAAACGGCAAAACGTGGACATGAGCCTGTGGCGTGGATGCACCTAGAAAATGGGGAAGTTACAGATTTTTTTGATAAAGACTACAAAGAAGAATGCGAAGAATGTGAGCACTGCGTACCACTTTACACCGCACCACCAAAGCGTGAATGGCAAGAACTAAATGTAAACGAAGTAATTGAAGTAATTAGCGAAAACATAACTGACCCAAGTCCCGAGTTACTACAAGAACTTTATGGTTTGGTAGCAAGTGTAGATATATGGTTACAGGAGAAGAACAGTGGCAATTGAGATGACTGACTTTGAGGAGAAGGTGTGGAAGTATCTACTCTCTCACCCTAAAACCCCCGTTCAAGCAAAGACGATTGCAAAAGAGTGGATCGTAAGTAAACATAAGATAGCCCGAACCCTAAACAGGTTTGTCGAGAACGGGATTGCCGACATAGTGCGTATCGGCGCCAAGAAATTTTATAAGGTGAAAGAATGAGCCTTTACAAACGCATGTTGTTGGACGACACCAGAAAACTTGAAGTCGAGATCGAACGCCTAAAGAAAGAAGTCGAGCATTGGAAACAGGCGTACCACAGGGTCAAAACCGAGAACGAGCGGCTGTCCCTTGACTTAGGTATCAAAGATAATCCACAATTTGGGAAACCTTACTAGGAGACTATCATGCCTTATGCAAACAAAGCTGACCGCAACTATAAGCAAGAATATGAGAATTATGACGGTACTGAAATAGTCAAGAAAAAGCGTGCCGAGCGTAACCGAGCACGGCGAATCATGGAAAAGGCTGGCAAAGTTAGCAAGGGAGATGGTAAAGACGTACACCACGTTAAGGCTCTATCCAAAGGTGGTTCGCATAAAGACGGTTTAAAAGTCACATCAGCGGCCAGTAATCGTTCGTTTGATCGTGACTCCAAACAGAAGTTAATTTCAGAAGTTAGCCCACGGGAAAAGAAGCGTGCAAATAATAAATGACCGGATACTGCTAGTTAAGACTAAGTTTCCTAGCCGTATTACAGAAACAATCAAGAAGAGTAAAGTTGTACAAAAAGAAGGGGAAGTTAGTGAGGTAGCCGTCAACTGGGGGCTGTCTGAAGCCCAAGCTTTGCGTAAGTTACGGATTAAAAAAGTACCGTCCCCAATTCAGCGTGACTACGATTGGCCGGGGCTACATAAGCCAATGGAGCATCAAAAAGACACAGCGTCGTTTCTGACCCTACACAAACGGGCGTTCTGCTTTAACGAGCAGGGTACTGGCAAAACAGCCTCTGCCATATGGGCTTCTGATTACCTGATGAACGCAAAGATTATTCGTCGGGTGCTAGTTATCTGTCCCCTATCTATTATGCAGTCCGCATGGCAGGCAGACCTATTTAAGTTTGCAATCCATAGGCACGTAGACGTTGCTCATGGGGCTAAACAAAAAAGAGCCGAAATCATCAACGGCGGGGCAGATTACGTCATTATTAATTTCGATGGGGTAGAGATTGTAAAAGACGATATCAAGAACGGGAAGTTTGACCTAATTATTATTGACGAGGCAAATGCCTATAAAAGTTCCCGCACTCAGCGCTTCAAGGTAATGAAAGACATTATCGAACCGACCACATGGTTATGGATGATGACCGGCACCCCTGCTGCGCAGTCTCCGCTTGATGCTTATGGGCTTGTCAAACTGTGCATACCCGAAAGAGCGCCGATGACTTTGGGTGGGTTTAGAGATACTGTTATGTATCAACTGACTAGATTCAAGTGGATACCAAAGCCGAAAGCAAACGAAGTCGTGCATGATCTATTGCAGCCAGCCATTCGGTATACAAAGGAAGAATGCCTTGACTTGCCAGAAATGCTTTACACATCTCGGTATGTCCCCATGACCCCGCAGCAAGAGAAATACTACCGGCAACTAAAGAAAGATATGCTTATTGCCGCTGCTGGAGAAGAGGTGTCGGCTGTCAACGCTGCCTCAAGCCTGACTAAATTACTACAGATTTCAGGCGGTGCGGTCTACACCGACAACGGCAACGTAATTGAATTCGATGTATCAAGCCGTCTCAAGGTAATTCAAGAAGTAGTTGAAGAAGCCTCGCATAAGGTATTGATTTTTGTACCTTTTACTCACACTATTAATCTACTAAAAGACTACCTTACCAAACAAGGTATAGAGTCAGAGATTATTAACGGCTCTGTAAGTGTCAATAAACGCACAGACATCTTTAAGCGCTTTCAGGAAAACCCTAACCCCAAAGTTTTACTAATACAGCCACAAGCTGCCGCACATGGAGTAACATTGACTGCTGCAAACGTTGTTATATGGTATGCCCCAGTGACATCTATTGAGACATACTTGCAGGCTAACTCGCGTGCACACAGGCAAGGGCAAAAGAATCCTGTAACTGTGGTACATATTGAAGGTAGTCCTGTAGAAACAAAGTTGTATGCGATGTTGCAGAGCAAACTAGATTTCCACACTAAGATAATTGATTTGTACAAAAAAGAATTAGATACTTGACAAAGTACAGTTTTTAGATACAATAGTAAAAAACAACCAAGAGGACATATATGGATAAAGCCATAGATAAAATCGTCGCCGTCTACATCAAAATTCGTAACGCTAAAGAAGATTTAACCCGCGAGTACGATGGTAAAATTGCGACCCTTGATGAGCAGATGCGGACTCTTAAAGAAGAGTTGCTAAAGATATCCAAGGAAACTGGCGTCACAAGTTTCAAAACCGAGAATGGTACAGCCTACCGAACAATTAAGAATCGGTACTGGACTAATGATTGGGAAAGTTTCTACGGCTTCATGCGTGAACATGGTGCTATGGAGTTGTTGGAAAAGCGCATACATCAAACAAATATGCGTGAGTTTTTAGAGGATCGACCCGATGTGCATCCACCGGGATTAAATGTGGATCAAGAGTATGAAATCACCATTAGGAGAAAATAATGAGTAACGTAACTCTGTTTAATCAAACCTTACCCGACTATCTTAAAGAAGTCGAACTTGATGACCTGACTAAATCTTTGGCGGGTAATACAGCGCTTAAGCGTATTTCTATTCGCGGCGGCGTATTTCGTATGATGGTCAACGGCGAAGAGATTGCCAAAAACGAAAACCGTGCAATGAATGTAGTTATTGTTAACGGCAATCCTCATGTATCCCGACAGTTTTACTCCGGTGCCTATGTTGCTGGAGAATCGGTTGCGCCCGACTGCTGGTCAAATGACGGCATTACGCCTGATTCAAGCATTGAGTCCGCACAAAACAAGACCTGTGACGGGTGCCCCCAAAACATCAAGGGGTCTGGCTCGGGCGACTCCCGTGCTTGCCGGTTCCAACAAAGGCTTGCTGTAGTTCTTGAGAGCGACATAGGTGGGGACGTATTCCAACTAACGCTGCCTTCTACTTCAATCTTTGGTCGTGGTGATTTGGATAAGATGCCCTTCCAACAGTACGCTAAGTATGTAGGGTCGCAGGGCAAAAACATTAACACCCTAGTTACCGAGATGAAGTTTGACTCGGACAGTGCAACTCCCAAACTGACCTTTAAGCCGGTTAGGTTCTTGGAGCGTGAAGAGTGGGCAGTCGCTAAAGAAAAAGGCAATAGCCCCGCTGCTAAGTCTGCAGTTGTACAAACTCCGACGCAAACTGATGGGTCGAAAGCAAAAGCCATAGCAGCACCGGCAAAGAAGGTAGATGTAGCCGATGAAATAGCCGAGCCGACCAAGAAGACAGCCAAGAAAAACATTGAGCCAGCGGCTAAGAAAGAATTTGCTGATGTCCTCAATGAGTGGTCTACTGACGATGAGTAAGCATGTCAGAAACACGCGGCTACTCGTTTCGGCTAATAGAAACTAACAAACGCGCAATCCCAACCCACCCCGGTGTCATGCTGGGGAGGTTGTGTATTGCTCAAGATATCCCAGTCTCGGACGCGGCACAGTTCTTTGGCGTAAGCCGTATGACCGTATACAAATGGTTTAAGGGTCAAGAAATGCCACGCAAAAAACAGATTGAGAAGATTGAGGAAGTCATTGCGAAACTTAAAACTAAAGTCCACTTGGATTAGGAATGGCTACAACAGACCTATTGTCGGCAGTGCTATCCACAGAGGGGTGGTACTGCATTGTCGGCTTAAAGAAAAAAGGTCTGCCCAAACAGGTTTTTGTACAGACGCTGATAGAAGCAGATCAAGAAATACAATCCCTTTTAAGCAAGCACTATGATGTTTATTTTGCCTGCTCTAAGTACGAAAAGCCTTCCACACGGACAGCAGATAACGTAAAAAATATTAAGTCGTTTTGGCTTGATATTGATTGCGGCGAAGGAAAACCCTATGCAGATCAGGCTGATGGGGCGTTAGCCCTGCTCAACTTTTGCAAAGCATTAGGGCTTCCTAAGCCGACTATTGTTAATTCGGGGCGTGGGCTTCATGTCTACTGGCCTTTGATATCTGCTGTCCCTCGGCTTGATTGGAAGCGTGTAGCAGAGAAGCTAAAGAAACTTTGCGTTGACTACAATCTCGAAGCCGACCCTGCCCGTACATCAGATGCAGCATCTATCTTAAGAATACCGGAGACCCTAAACTATAAGTCTGATCCCCCTGCGCAAGTCCAACTACAGCACCTCTCGCAACCAGTAGACTTTGAGGCGTTTAAGACTTTATTGGGTGTATCTGACACAGATGGGGAAGCGCCTGACTATGCTACTAGCAATTTAAATGAACTAACCAAAGCCTTGATGGGCAACCGGCAGTCTCGGTTTCAAACCATCTGGCTAAAAACTCAGAACAACGAGGGGTGCGCTCAGATAAAGTACGCAATGGACAACCAAGAAAGTTTGGAAGAACCTCTTTGGCGTGGCGCTTTATCAATTGCAGCATATTGTGTAGATAGTGATACAGCCGTACATGAGATATCTAAAGGGCATCCAAATTACTCTGAACAAGAGACTGAGAACAAAGTTAGGCTAATCAAAGGCCCGTATACTTGCGAAGTATTTAACAAAAACAAACCCAATATTTGTGACAAATGCCCGCACTGGGGGCAAATTAAATCGCCGATTGTACTTGGCGCTGAGATTGCTGAAGCCGCACCGGAAGATAATGTCGTACAAGTTACTCCACCGGCTGCGTTTATGCCGGTTACATACACTATTCCTGAGTACCCGTTCCCATTCTTTAGAGGTAAAAACGGCGGAGTTTATTCCCGCCCCGCCGAAGACGGAGAAGAACCAGATCTAATTTATGAGCATGACCTATATGTAGTAAAGCGTATGCGTGACCCCGAGTACGGCGAAATGGTTTGGATGAGACTGCACACACCAAAAGATGGAGTCAAAGAATTTGCATTGGCAGCTATGGATTTACTTGCAAAAGAGAAACTGCGGGACAAGCTTGCTTATCAAGGAATTGTTGCCATGACTAAGCAGATGGAAGCGATTATGTTCTATGTTGTGCGGTTTACTAAGGAGTTGCAGTTTAAACATGAGGCAGAAATTATGAGAACGCAGTTTGGTTGGACAGATAAATATAAATCTTTTGTAGTAGGCGACACAGAAATTTGCGCCGACGCCGACAGGTATAGCCCACCGTCTAGTTACACTAAAGAGTTAGCGCCGTGGTTTGAGCCACAAGGCACGCTAGAAGAGTGGCAGTCTGTTATTAATGTTTACAACAACCCCGGCTTTGAGCCTATGGCCTTTGGCTTCTTTACGGCTTTCGGTGCTCCCCTTATGAAACTGCTGAACCTCAAGGGGGCCATTATCAACCTAATCAACAATGAATCCGGTACGGGTAAGACCACGACACTCAAGGCCATGCACAGTGTGTACGGCCACCCCGAAGAGTTGATGCTGATTCAGAGGGACACCATGAACGTTAGGCTGCACCGGCTTGGGGTTATGAACAACCTTGGGTTAGGCTGTGACGAGATTACCAAGATGACTCCAGACGACTTCTCCGACTGGGCATACGCTGTTTCTCAAGGCCGAGGCCGTGGTCGAATGAAGTCTAGTGCCAATGAAGAACGTAAAAACTTTGCCCGTTGGGAAACTATTCTTTTGTGCTCATCGAATGCATCGGTAGTAGATAAGCTGAAGTCCTTGACTAAGTCGGCAGATGGAGAGTTAATGCGGGTTATTGAGTATGAAATCCCGTCAGTTAAGCTGTTGAGCAAGGAAGAAGCGGATGAAATTTATCCTAAGTTGTATACAAACTATGGTCACGCGGGGCGTATATACCTGCGCGACTTGGTTTCTAACTTGGAAGAACGGCTTGAAGAAGTTCGTCAAATCCAAAAGATCATCGATAAAAAGGTTGGATTCACAAACCGTGAACGTTTTTGGTCAGGTGTTGCTGCTTGCAATATTGCTGGGGCTTTATTTGCTAGGCGTTTGGGGCTTTTTGATATTGATGTTGGCAGAGTGTTCAAGTGGATGCTCACTCATTTTGGGGAAATGAAAGAAGAAATTAAGCCACCCCTAACGAGCCAAGCCAGTGTCATAGGTGAGTTTTGGAATATGCACCGCAACAATACGCTGGTTATTAATGGTGAGGTTGACAAGCGAACCGGGGTAGAGATGTTGCCGATTCTAGAGCCACGCGGGGAATTGATGATCCGCATGGAGCCGGACACCATGAAGTTGTTTATTACGGCTACCGCACTGCGGAAATACTGTACCGAGCACCGGATTACGCTAAAAGATGTCTTGACTTCCCTGACCGCCGAGGGTGTCTATGGGGGCGCTACGAAGAAACGGATGTCCAAAGGCACTAAATTAAGCGCTGTGCCGCCTGTAGATGTGTACGTCTTTGACTGTTCTAGGGGCGATTTTCTTGACCCAGACGTCTTTATTGCCGCCGCCCAGCACGGTTTAGACGACCCCGATGCGGCTCAAGAAGAGGTTCAGGAGGAGGCTCCGGCGGAGGAAACACCGAAAGATGCAGGTTAATGGGGTCAACTACGAGGTAGATTGGACTAAGTTTAGGGTAGGCAGATCCTTTTTTGTGCCCTGCCTAGATGTAGAGGAAGCCCGAGCCGTTGTAAAAAACACTATGGACAGACTGGGATTTGAGGTCAAAGTAAAGTTAGTAGTGGAGGACGGGTTCCGTGGCTTGCGTATTTGGAGAATTGGGTAGTACACTTCGACCTGACAGTGCCTCCTCGCTGTCGGTGCCTATGGCACTCCTCTTGGTGGTTGAACTCCTTCAACCTTGCACCCCCGCCCAGCGCGGGGGTCTTTTTTACTCCCTGCCGTAATCCAGCATTGGATCAACCCTACCACGAAGTTTTTTAGTCACTCTGGCCCCAAAATCTTCGGCCTGATTACGGGCTTTCCGACGTTTTTCAAACGATTCGTTTAACTCTTTGGGGGTGATGCGGAAATCAGGATATGTGTCGTTAAATTTGTCACGAGCCTCTAGCGCTTTCTCATAGCTTTTTGAATCGCCATTTTCATATTCATACCAAAGCCGATCCATTATGGCTGTTTTCCTGCCTTCTATTTTTTTAGAGTATGTCTGACCTTCAATTACTGATTTTTGTTTAACAGCAAGACGCTCTGGTTGGAACCCTATAGATTGAAGAGCAAGCTCCCATGCGCTAAACTCTTTAATAAGCTCGTCACCAGCTAATGTTTTAGCGCCTTCTTGCGACATTCTGTACGCTTTCATGGGGCTAGATACAACATTTGGAACAGCTTTTTCCGTTGCTCTATCAAGCCTACCATCATTAAATAAACTGTACGCATCGACAAAATTCATTGCAAGTCCTGCAGCGGGTCCACCTATAGAAATGGCGGCCTCTAGTGCGGCTTGGCGTTCTTCCCTTGCGTATCGTGGGTCGCGCCACCATAAATTTCTCAGGTCTAAACTTACTCGATCAGACAAACTAATTCCAGTTGCGGTAGCCACAGGGCCTCGGGCTACGGAAAGACCCATTTTTTTCCCGTACTCTTCAGCTGTTTTTTCAGACGCCCCCATTTTTTGTAATAAATCAGAAGCGTAGCCACCAAGCACCCGTTGACAATAATTTCTAAACCAGTTTTCCCAGTCAAAAAACTCATCGTCATCTGGTCCAAACCATGCTGCAATAATAGTACCAACGATAGAGAAGAATGGTGTGGCAGCTACCCCTCCAAGTAATGCCGCAGTTCCTAACAGCCCAGCCATTCGACTAAACGCTTCTTTACGTATGGTTTTTAAATTTTCATTAATTTCAGTTATTCGTTGATCAATTATTTGCTGAGAGTTAACGGCGTTTTTTAAATCTTCTGAAAGGATACGCCGAATATCTTGTTTCTCAGATGCGGACAAAGCGCTGTACATTTCCTGCATAGTTCTACCTATAAAAATAGTAGCGTAGATAGGAAATGCTTTAAAAATAAACAACACGTTTACGCCAGGTATGGCCATAATTCTAGGCTTCATTTGGCGAGTAAAATCCCCCAAAGAAAGCCCAATACGATCTCTAGCTTCTTGAATAGCGTCATCAAACGCTTCGTCTTGAGTACGCATTAATGGTTGCCCACTAGCGTCTCGAAGAACATACCCAGATAAATCACGCTTAGGTTCTTTTAAAAACTTTTCATACGCTAACTCAAAGGCAGTAAGTAATCCCACCTCTCGCATTATCCGTTCAGTTTGATGCAAAGGCTGAGAAATAAAATTTTTAGCGCGTGCATATCGACCTGTATAAAGAGCCGAAGGGGTATCCCCCAAACCCATAATATCGCTAGTTAAAGAAATATTTACATCGTTTTCGGACAGAAATACGTCTGCGGCTTTTTGCTGGAGCGCGTTTAGTTGCCCAGACTCGAAAAGAGAAGGGAACCTAGCCTGCGCAGGTTTAAGCGAAAGCAACGGTAAAAAAGAGCGCTTAACACTTGATTTTCCGTACCCACGAAAATGTCGCGCTGCTATTCTATACGCCTTGACAAACCCATACGCCCCACCTAAATTAGACATGACTAATTGGGGGAACCCAAGTAAGTTAACTAACGCCGTTGCTGGCGCAGTTAGCATATACAAATAAGTACCTTCAGCAATTTTAGACGAAATAACGGCTCCAGCGTTATAGTCTTCGTTGCTCATGATTTGTTTAGTGCGTGCTTCTACTTCTAAAATAAAATCACCATATACAGCAGCGTTAGGGCTACCTTTGTACTTATCATGTACGTAATCTCGTGCGGTGTTTAAATTAGCTAAAAACTGTTCAGCGTATTTAAACCGAGATTGTTGATACGCACTATGAACAGCAGTGGTAGCAAAAACACGAAGCATATCGGCGCTAGCGCCCTGTATGCCTTGTCGATTAATAAACATTTTTCGCATACTTTGCTGCGGCAACAAAACGTAAATTAGCTGGTCAATGCTACTTTTTAACTCTTCTTTCATTTGTGCCGTGCTGAACCGCTGTTCAACTTCTGCTACTGTTGGTTTGCGCCCGAGTTCTTTGGTTAATTTTGCCTCGATTTCTTTGTATTGCTTTGGAGTAGGATTGGGAATAGCCCCAAGTTCGTCCACCAAACTTTGTACATCAGCTAAAACTTTAGTAGTTGCAATATTTTTACTATAAAGTTCAGATAATCCATTGCCTGATAGCATCGTGTTGGCTAAATCGCTTCGCCCCTTCGCAATAAGCTGTTGTCGACGTAGCTCCATAGCGATATTTCGGCTACCTTCGTCTTCAAATTCAACAAATTCTTTAAAGTTTCCTTTGCCAACTTGGAACCAAAACCGCCCAAACCGTCGTATTGGAAAGTAAGGTTTAACTAACTTATCCAAACTAAACTGACGATTTAATTGCCGCAGTAGTTCTTTCTTTTCTGACAAAGACTTACCGGATTTCATAATCCGGCTCTTCATTTCTCTAATTGTTTCGTTTAAGTTGTTGGAATAAAAGTCACGTACGCGACGATATACATTTCTAAATGCGTCTGGGAGTACATCCCATGCCCTTGCAAGTGCGTCATTTGGGTCTAACTCTGTACTAGAAGCCGTATCAGGATCGATACGACGCAAAGTAGCTTCTAACATAATGCGGCACATCAGACGCTCCATTGTGGGGCCTTTCTTTTGTAGCGCCATCCAATCGTCTGCAATACTTGCAGCTTTTGTCATTAACTGGTTTCTATACGACAACATCTGTTCAACAATTCGTACAGCTGCTTGCAGTTGAGGAAAAGCCATTTTAGTTACATCGCTAAGATGCCGCAGGCCCATTTCAGGAAGCACCATCCTACGTAACTGACTATGCCTAGCGTCAAAGAGCAATTTTGCTACTTTTTTAGCGGCGTTAGGCCAAGGTACGCCACCCTTTACCATTTGCCTATACATATCAAGATAAGATTTACCGTAGTCTTCATCCGCCCGCCAGTTATTTGTTATTGGGCCTCTGACTTGAGCTTTACGCGGAGCGCTAGCAAAACGAATACCAATTGAAATTGGCTTTTTAGTACGCACTGCCGAGAACAGTTGCGTAGCCTGTGCCATTGCATTACCAGCAAGGTTATTAATACCAAACAATCTGTAAATAGTTCTAGCGATGCTGGTTAACAAAGATTGTTTTGCCGGGGCATACGGTATTTTTTGTATGCGTTCACGAAATGCTTTGTTTGTAAATAGTTCTGAAACAAATTCATGTAAATCAGTAAACCCATACAAATCAAGTGGGATTTGCTTTTTGGCATACTCGAACATCTCATAGAGTTGTTCCAAAGCAGCCCTCTGGCCCGGTGTTAAAGTATCTAGATCGGCGTTGATAACGGCTTCAGTTGCTGCATGAAGTACTTCGTGCAACAAAACATCATTGCTGGCCGACTCTAAATTTAGGTAGATGGTGTCAAATTCTGGCGCAAAGAATCCGGGGACAACCAATCCTTTTATGTTCTTATTAAATGCACCAGTAACATCTTCAAATTCGGCAATGACCGGCCCCATATTAAAGTTGCGTTCTTTTAAAAACTTCAGTCCTTCATAAACTTTTTCAAGGTTCTCGGCGCGATCATAGTTTTCAAAGTACTTTTTGTAGACGTCTGGATACGTACGCTGCACGTAGTCAAACAACCTAAATTGTTGTGGTGCAACTAGTTCATTAATTTGCCTGCGTATAAGGTTAGCTGGGTTGTTTAGGACTATCGTAGTTGGTAATTTAAGATCTGCAAGTACTTTTGCTAAATCGCCATAAAACCCTGTAGTGCGGGCAGCAAGGGCTTGTAAAGCCCCAGTGAGGTTGTCTTTGGCAAGCGCTTCTAAAACTGGGCGGCTAAACTTCCCAGACTGCATACCAAGATTGACAATTAATTCCTCATCAGATCCTGCACGGATTGGGCTTGTTGGATCCGTTGCACCAGTGGGGCGTATATCGCTACCCCCTCTGGATCTTTCTCCTGCTTGTAAAGCTGGAGGTGCGTATTCGCTGCCTGATATAGGACTTCCAGTTGGTGCTGAGGCGGTACTTTCCTCGTAGTCTTCAAGAGACTTTGCAGTGTTTTTTGTTGTACTTCGTCCATATGCTTCCCTCATTGCAGTGAAAGTTGACTCGTGCCGAACTAAAATATCGAGTAACGCATCTCGATAGTAATCCATTATTCCAGAATCACCAAGATATTGCTGAATCTGCAGCATTTGCTGGTTGTGCCCTACCCCGTGTTCACGATTTCTAACGTGCGCTAGTTCGTGAATCATGGTATTTAAAAAGTTTTCTCTTACCCCAAATAAACTTCTAGCACCCCAATCATAAAACGGGTTAAGGTAGTTTGCTTTGTAAGGCACTAAAAGACTTAAGCCGCCATATTTTTTATCTATGGATATACCGGTAAACCATAGGTTTTTTGGATCTAATACGTCGTAGCCATACATACCACTTTTGGCAATCGCTTCTTTCATTTCAACATAGAGCGACCCTAATTCGGCAAAGAATTGCTCTGGGTTACCGTATGCACGACCAACTTCTAGAAAATCTACGTTTGTATTATTGTGAAATATAGGTTGGCTAGGGTTTTGAGACATTTGTAACAGAAATTGCTCCATTTTAGGGGCTTCTTTTTCTGCTTCAAACGATCCTTTTATTTTTCGCTCATCTTCTGGCCTACCATCTGCAAGAACTGTACCTTTTAGGTCAAATACTTGAGTGCCCCTAACCGTAACTTCTTCAGGCATAGGAGGTAGTTCAAACTTAGAAACTTCATCTCTGCGTTTATCAAATACTTTTTTAAGTTTTTCAGACGTTTCCCGTATGTCGGCTCCAACGTCTATTCTAGGCATTGACACTATGTTCTTAAATGAATCTTGCAATCCTTGCGCTTCAGCACCACGCGCTACTTGCTGCAAATAGGCAACTAAAGCCTTTACATCGGCTTCATGAGATGGCCGAAATGTTTCGCGGGATGTGGTAAATGGGTACTGTGTATTTTGAGGTTTAACGTTTGACTTTATATCAACAATAATGTCAAAAGGAATGGGGTCTTGTTGAGTCAACATAAACTTGCCATAACTACCACCTGTACCATTAAATTGATACACCCCACTGGAAAGCACGTAGTGTTTAGGATTTTCTGATCGATTTACGGCGTAATAAATATCTGCAGTGCCCCAATCAAAATTAACTTTGGTAAGTAGCGGCATTGCACCATAATCAAAATTAACACCGGTTTGTAGAATAGTAGTTTCTGGGTTTGCATACGAAGTTATAGAAGTTACTTTTACCTCAACCGGGCCAACTAAGGGTTTTGTAAGGGCTTGAATGCTAGTAGGAGATGTTTTAAACCAAATACTTTGCTCTTCTCCTTTTTGATCTACATAACTTTTAGGAATTTTTACTACAACTTTTGTACCGTGTTCTTTTTTAGGGGCAGGCGCGGTTTTAATTTTAAAATCGCTACGACGGATTTGACTTGCTGTTGCTGAAACTGTATTACGAACACCTTCTCTTGCAGTATCTAAAGAAATAGATTCTGTGCTGGTCATAAAAGCAACTTTGGCAAAGCCGTATCCACCGCTTGATAATTGTGGCGGTACATCTTTTGCTGTACCAGCAATCTTAAAAAATGCCCCATCGACAATATCCGACGTCATCCCTATGCCATCGTCTTCAATGGTAATTGTGCGATCTACTTCATTAAGCGTAATACTAATATGCCCTATACCTGTCATAACTTTGTGGTATATAGCCTCTTTAATAGCATCAAAAGAGTTTTGAAGTAACTCTTTAACCGCAACATCTGTGATACCAGAACCGTACATACTCTGCCCAAGATTAGCGAGCAAGTTATCCATGTCGGCGTCGAGACGGCCTTGGCGTTCAGCAAACTTTAATTCTCGTGCGCTAGAAACAGGTTTTACGTCGGTTGTATTTGGGCGGTTTTCAAGTTTTACTTGCGCTTTGCGTACTTTAATATAAGCCTTTGGATCTTCGGCCCTAAGAGGTCTAAATCGTATATGAGTAGGTTCCACTCCTACTACTACGCCGGGTATATTCCCAACACGTACTTCGTCTCCAACTAAAAAATCATCAGCTAAAGCCTGTAAAGCTTCTTTAGCAGTACGATCCATATGCTGCACTTCCGCTGACTTCTGATCTGTAGGAATTCCATTTACCGTATTAGGGTCATAATAGACCGAATCAACAGCCTTAATTTCAGCGTCTAGTGCATTATCTTTAGTTGTTGGCGGCGCTTGTAGGGCATTAATTAAACTTTGAATTGTTCCTACTGGATTAGATTTAAGAGACTTATTAATTGCTGATATTTGACCTGTATCTAAGCGTTTACCAATCTCTGATTGTAAAAAATTTTCTGGCGTCAAACGATTACGTTTAGCCTGTTCTAATAAAAATTCTAATTCACCAACAGCGTCATCGGCAGAAAGCGGATCTATACCATCGTAGGCTGGGCTTTCAGTAATAATATATGCAAATCCTGTTGGCACTTTTGCTTCTTGTTCGCCTTTAAGCCCAGCAAGAACTTCGTTTTCAATCTGCTGCATTTTGGCACTACGCTGCTCCATTGGCAGCGCAGCAATCTCGGCTTGACGGGCGGCTATGGCGTTGCTTACGGCTAATTGTTCGTTTAGTTTGTCAACTCCTGCCTGCACAGTGGGGTCTTCAGCAGCGGCCAAAGCGTTTGCAATAATTTGATCTACCTTATTAATGTCCCCTTGGACTTGCTTTAAGGCCGAATCTACCTTGGCTTGGGAACCTCGTTTATTACCCGCAGTTAGATCTTTGGACGCGGAAACAAGTCGCACCGCTGCACCAGCAGTGGATGGATAGTTAAGCAAAGCGCCAATCGGTGCAGGTAACCTAGCACTTAAACCTATCATGTCTTTACCAGACGGGATGTTTAGCCGCGCGGCGATGTTGGCATAGGCATCTTTTGCCTTTTGTATTGACGCATCAAGAGCGTTTAATGACTGCGTTACCGGATTTGCCGGATCTGTCATTAAGGCGTTGTAATGTATGTTATTGCGGTTTTCCTGTGGGCTTAAGCCTTCACGCGGCTGAAATTGCTCGGCTAATGGACTTGACTTAGCCGTTGCTCCAACTCCAACCCCACCAGTAGGAACCCCAGAAACCTCCACTCCTCCGGCTCCAGTTTCAGTAGGCTGCTCGGTAATTCCTGCTCCGACACCTGTTTGGTCAGGTACCTGAAGGCTAGGCTCAATTCTTCCGGCGGCATCCGGCCCAGTAGCTCGTTCTGCCAGTTTTCGTTGTTCATAAGCCTCCACCATCCCTTCAATTTCTTCTTCGGTAGCATCTCTACCTGTTTGTTGCTTAAATCCAGTTGCAAAAACATTTCGAAGTATTTCTTGCTGCTTTTCCCGTTCTTCAGCAGCTTTATTTAGCTGTCGTTCTATATCTGCGATAGCTTGGTCTTGTGCAGTTTGTTTAACTTTTTGATACGCACCTACTGCTTCAAATGGCCCAGTTACTAACTCACCAGCGGCCTCGGCTATGACTGCTGCGGGATTAGGTATTTCACCTATAGCTAAAGAACCAACAGCTTCACCAGCAGCGCCAAGCCCTGCTTGCTTACCCATTTCTTTAGTAAATTCTTTGGCGGCTACAGTAGCAGGTTTGTTCGTTCTTAAAGCCTCAACAATTTTCCCTGCAGCGGAACCGGCTGTTTTTAAAGATATTGCATCAAATACGCCAATGACTCCCGAGCGAATTTCGGCGTTTTTCCAAGCTTCGTCATGCGATTCACCCTTTTGCAGGCGATTAACATATTCATTACCAAACTGAGATACAGCAGAACCGACACCGCCCCCAACTGCGCCAGCAGTTGAACTTTGTAAACCAAGTCGGCCTACTAAAGCAGTAGATACCATATATGCCATAGCCGGAAATGATTCGGCACCTAAATCGGCAATTACCCCAACAGGATTAGAGATAAGCGCAGCACCTGCTTCTTTTGCGGATTCTAAAAACGCAACATCATCCCCCATCGCTGCTTTAAGCCGTGCAGTTTCGGGGCGTAAGGGGCTTGCAAGCTCTCGTTCTTTAGCTTCTTTTTGAAATTTAGCAATGTCTTGTGCGTACTCGCCAGCCTCGGCTTTGTATTTTTCGTATTTTTTCTTTACATCTGGAGGGGCAAGAGGGATGCCGGGGCCACCATACTGCTTCTCATAGCTAAGCATAGAGCCACGAGCAATTGCGAGGGCTTCACCTTTAGTATTAGCACGGATGTTCTCGAAGCCTGACAAAAGCGCATCTTTAGCGTAGCGGTAATTACGAGCAAAAAACCCTTCATCTTCTGGTACTACAGAGCTTGGTTGGGTTGCAGTAACTTCTTCCGGCGGTACAAGAGATGGTGCTTCCGCAACAGGAGCAACTTCTTCAGGAGTAGCCGGGGCTACTGGCGCTTCTTCTACCTTTGGCGCAGGCGTTTTAGCCTCATCAAATGAGAATCCTTGAGGCTCAAGCGGTTGCTTAGCCTCCTCAAAGGAAAACCCTACTGCCATGTTTATTTAACCGGAATAAATTGTTTACCATCCCAAGTAGCGGGGCCACGTTGTGTATTGTAAACCACACCTTTTTGCAGTTCGGATTCTTTTGAGGGTAATGGTTTTGCATTGGCGGTAGCTCCATAAGCTGCGTTAACTGAGCGAAGATACGCAAGGTCGCCTTTTGTAATGTTAGCATCTTCATAAAACTTACTACGAGCATCATCAAGGGCTTTAACGGCTTTAGCTTTACTTTCTTCATTTTTTGCGTCTTGTATGGCCCTATTATATTTGCGGTACTCATCAGACTGAACCCAAAGTTCGTTGGCCTTACCTACACGGTTGCTTATTGAATTAAACCTATCGGGTTCTTTTTCAACAATTCTACTGTATCGATTAAGCGCAGCATCTAAAGACTCATTTGGCAGTTGAATAGCTCTTGCCCCACGAATAGCTTCCGGCAGCGAATTAGCTATTTTTTCTCTAGATGTACGATCAAGTTCACCTTGTTTTTCGCGCGCTTCTTGCTCTCTTTCTGACATTGCTATTCTTTCAGCCGATGAAATTGCATCAAGTTTTTCTTTGCGTGCGGCCTCTTCAAGTTGCAGTTTAAGTTGCATGTCAGCCATTGTCTGTTTACGACGCTCTTTGACATCCTCGGCAAAACCTTTAACTGCGGCTTGGGAGCCTTTGCCAATATTAGTTAGAGCATAGGGAGACTCACCGCCAAGAATGCCTAGACCTGCCTCTAGCGCACGAGTCCAAGCATCTGTCCGTACATCGGTATTTTTGCGGGCTTGATTTGCTAAATACTGCTTGATTACTTCTCGTTCTGGAGATGCCGGTGCTTCTCTTTGTCTAAGTACATTCCCACTAGTGAAAATATCTTCGACTGTTCTTGCTTTAAAAGGAATTCTTTGGGCAGGCATAGTAGTGCCTAAGCCAAGTCCTGATCCAAATCCCGGTGTCTGAGAGTCTATATCTTGCTGGACTGCATTAGAAAACATAGATGCAAACGAGGGTGCTTCTTCGGTGCTATATAAATTTTTGGAACGGTCACGCTCTAAAGCCCTTAAAGATTCTTCGTCGTTTAAATCTCCACCTGCTTGAAATGCTACGATGCCACCACCTGCATACTCGTTGCTATACATCTCTTCAGGCACAGGTAATGAGGCAACTCCCGTGTCCATAGGCGGCGTTTCTTGTTGCGGTGCCATAGCCATCATCTGTGGCTGCGGTTGTGGCGCTTCTGCTTGGGCGTTAATAGCTATAGCCTGTTCAATAACTGAAGGAGGCATGGGTTGTTGCGCCGCTTGCATATTGGCAGCCTGTTGAGCCATTTGGGCTTTTTCATTCAGGATAATTGGTAGTATGTCAGCTGCTATACGACCTTGCTGTGCCATAGCCATAAGTTGCTGCTGTGGCAACTGTGCTAGCGTACTGATTGGCCCTTCCTGAAGTTTAAGGGCTTGAGTTATTCCCATTGCCATTATGTTTTACTCATCAAGTTATACAGACTTAGACCAGACAACCCAAGGCCAGCCAACTGGCTTGCAAACGAGGGCGGTGGGGTGGTTGTCTGTGTTGTAGTATCAGTAAGTGGAATGCCACGAATAAAGTTACTAAGTTTATCAAGCTGCTGCTCAGGGTACTGGATACGCTGCAATAAGTTTTGATAGTCAATATCTGTTTTCTGCTGCTGCACTGCACGCTCATAGTCACCATAGGCGCCAAGAGTTTTTAAGCGGTCAATGTCTGCGGCTTGTTGCGCTACACCTAACTGACCAAACTGCTGTCCTAATGTACCAAAAGTTTGTGCCTGTTGCAGACGGGCAGCGCGCTCTGATTCCAACCCTTTTTGCCCAGCCTCATAGGCAGCCTGAAGACCTTTGGCTTGGATGTCACCGAGTTGATTCTGGAGGTTGCGCTCACGCTCTGTGGTGGCAAGCAATTGCCGTGCCCCGCCATAAGTACCTTGACGTGCGGCTCCTAAGTTAGTGGCTAACTGGGCTTTCTGTGCATCTGTTAGGGCTTGCTGTTTTTGAACGTCAATCACGCCCTGTGCATAGGGAGACATATACTGCTGCATCACCCCCTGATCCAACATACTTGGCAGCCCAGTAGCAGCGGCATAGCCTGAGCCAAGAGCACCCGTACCCATAGCAAACTGACTGGGTGTCTGCATCGCGGAAAGTTGAGATCCAACTTGCTGCTGTCCGGGGGTTAGACCCGCTACCCGCTGTGCTCCGGTGTAGAGGTTAGCCGCCTCTAGGGGGCCTTTGATATTGGCCTGATACTCGGCAGGAGATCCTGCTCCGTAAAGTTTAAATGCCTGTGGAATTAGGCCGGGGACGCCTTGGGCACCGGTTTTATAGAACTCTTCAAACGCGGTAGGTAGCGCTGAGGTTACGACTTGTGAAGTAGTTGCCATAATATATCCTTTAAGCAGGCATCATTCTGCGAGTATTAACTTCAGGCGCCTGACGGGTTTTACCTGTACGTGACTTACGAATCCGATCCATCATTGCATATAACTTTTTAGCCCCGGCATTAGAAGAGCCGTTACCAAGGTGCGATACTACGTCGGCGGGAACTACAAACTCACCATCGGCCAGACGGGCTTCTTGTTTGCCACCAATACGGGCGGGAATACTATCACTCATCCCATCACCACCACCCCGAAGATACCGAGGGGGCAAACCACCTTTGGCTAGAGAAGCAATACCACCCTGCATCATATTGTCATCGCCACCAATTTCATCGTCGTAGGAGTTGATCCGCCCACCCATAGCCATGCCACGCTCACGACGAACTTCTTCTTCAGTTAGGCGTTGGTAATTGTAAGGGTAGTCACGAAGAACGCTCTGCGCCCATGCGATTTCTTCTGCTTTCTTATTTGCTTGATCCCGAAGAATACGATCTGCTTCTTCTTTGGCAGCGTCAAGTTCTTTTTTGGTTTGGTATGCAGTGTAGCCACCATAAGCAATAGCAGCGGTAGTCATAGGATTAGAAGCCGCGAGATCGTAAGCACCTTCTGCCAAGGAACCAGCAGCCCCTAAAACATTTTCTCCAGCAGCATCAAGACCACGAATACCAGTAGCATCTACGGCTCTTGGCATATTGTAAGTTTCAACCGGTGGCAAATTGTAACCGGGTTTATAAGAACCACCACGCTCAGTAACACCACCCTCAAACCCACTCATATCAGGAACGTTTGGTGCAGGGGCAGGAGCTGGAATACCATCTGTCATGGTAGGTGAATCTAAAACGGCGGATTGGTTTATTGCTGGGGCGCCGCTAACATAAGAACTGGGGTCTGCAGTATAAGGAATTGCTTGTTGTCCTGCGCCTGCAATTGCGCTTTCTACAGAGCCTATGGGTGGGGCTGAAGGAATATTAGGATCCATACCCGGAATACCTTCAAAACCACTTGCATCAAAACCACCCGGCCCATAGCCACCCGGCCCCCCATATCCGCTATAAGGAAGGTCAGACATAGAAGCACCCTCAGACCCAATACCACCGCCAGCAGGGGCACCCCCCATGTATTCTTTAATTCCCTGCCCTATTTGTTGCAGAGCAGCAGCCTTAGCGGCGCCTTTTACATCAAAACTACTACCCTCTGGGGCTAGACCAGCGTATAAAAACGCAGAAACTGGGTGCAAGTAAGACGCCATCTGAGCAATCGGCCCAAGAATTTTGTTTCTGGCAATCGACTCAATACCGCTTTCAATCCCTTTACCAATCGCAGAGCCTAGTTTATAAATTGGTTTGGGGACAATTTTCTTTAAGATGCCAAACTCGGGTAAACCCGTATGTGGGTTTATAGTTCCTGATCCGCCAAGGAGTTGTAGGATACCGGCCTCTTGGGGGGTAATATGGGCAAGGACTGTGTCTTCTCCCCGACCACGTTGCCGGATCATCTCAGCGGCATTTTCTAGGCCGTAGGTTTCTTTAACCCGACCACCCCCTTCAAAGGTAGGCATGGGAGGGGCGTATGCGTATTGGGGGGTAGCAGGGGATGAGTACATAGCGTGATTATCCTAGATTTGTCAACAGTTAGGAAGTGGTTACAGATACCGTCCCCAACGCCCCAGAACCAGATACTCCGGCTGTGTAGGCAACATTTGGGACAACTATTTTTAAGTCTTCTCCAACCCTAAATACGGTGCCGGTTCTAAGTCCGTAGCCGGATGTAGGTAGGGCTAGAAGCAAAAGCCCCTCTATCTGAAGCGAAGTCGTTGAGTCTAATTGGTTAAAGTACAGGCGCAATGTCCGAATGAGGTTGGTAAGATACTGCTGATCGTACTCAGGTGGCGGGACAGGTAGCGGCGGGGCTACAAATTGTTGCATTCCCATCAGCGCTTACCATCCGGTCTGCCGTCAAGCCTTGGTGTACCTAACTGCCACTGTACGTTTAAATCCTCAGATTGAATCTTAAACCCCATCTGACGGGCACGGGCACGGATAAATATCTGGTCGGTGTACTGCTCAATGGGCACCGTGGTGGATCGGGTAACTGATGGGTTATTAGATGTGTTGTAGTTTGACCCCGGGAAGTTCCGTGGCCTCATGGTCATATATACAAGCGGACTCGTAGCCGTAGACCCCTCAAAGTTAATGTCAGGGATGATTCGCTTAATTAGCAATAAGTTGTCCCCATCACCAATATCAAAGTCATTAGTCTGGATATAGGAGGTCATTGGCAAGGTATCGTCGTTTGCACCCTGCTCGTGGTTAAAGACGTAGTTCCCGCCAACCGCCTGTGGATACTGACGCAGGGGTGTATCGAGCCAAGCAGTTCGAGAGATAGAGCCGTAATACCAGATACGCTCCATGTAGTTATAAATCACGTAACTGTCGTTTACACTGGAGTTCTGGCTCGGGTAGAACCACCAAATCTCATGCCAGCTTTCGTTCGTGCCGCATACAACTTGAGGTGCTTGGTTGTAGTTAAAGTTATTAAATACGTGATTACGCAGTGTGCAAGGCAGCGTCTCAACTCGGCCTGAGTAGGCATAGAACTTATCTGTACCCATCCAGTAGGTCACGTTATTAGCCGTGATACAAGCCCGGGGAGACATGATTGAGATGTTGTCAGCCAACTCCTGCAAGGAGAACACATCCGTTGTACCAGTGAACTGTAATGAGTACAGGTGTGAGTCAGTAAATACTAGCGTCTCCTGCCGGGTAGGTAGCGCCCTGATAATCCTTGATCCACGAGATACTCGGATAAAACCTGCGGAATTTGTCGGGGTTGGCGCCCAGTTAACAGGATCATCCTGATTAGCCCACCTAATAAGAAGGGGGTCAAAATCACCAGTGCTACTAGAGCCGTAAGGCACGCAGCCAAAAGCGAGTAGATGCTTATCGTTTTGTGATACAAGAATTTGCATGGCTTCAACGGGGACACTTGCGGCTCCTGATAAAGAAGAAAGCAACACGGCACGGGTATTAAATGCCCCCGTGTACTCCCAGATATAGATTGGGCCATTACGGATATTGGCGATCAGGTCATTATCAAAGTTATCCATGAACCAGTCACGCTGCTGGTCTACAACCGGCGTAAGCGCACCCTCGCCCCACGTTAACCGACCCCAAGCACCAGCACCCCAGCCGTAACCATAGGCGATATACGGGTTGCCAATGTTGATCTGAAAGGCCGCTGTGATGGCTGTGCCGCCGCCGTTAGTTGTCGTGCTCGTAGCAGCGCTGGTCGTCTGAATGGTGAAGTTATTACCATCTACTACGGTTTGGATCTGAAACTCTGCATTAAACTCGGCTTGAGGGATACCGCCTATCGGGCCAACAACGCCTGAAAAAGTAACGTAAGAGCCAGCCGTAGCACCGTGGCTATTAATATTGACGTTTACTATTCTTGACAGGTTGGTGGTGTCAAAGCAGTTATCTGTAGTTGGGGTAGTAAGAGTCACCCGTAGTGGCGTGATGTCAACTAAGTTGCCGCCAATCTCAATGTATAACTTCTCGTTAGTCCCCATCCCCATGATGTTGTCGGACTCGGTAGTAATGTAGTTATACATCTGACGGCAAATGCCAGCCAGCGTAAAAAGGCCATAGCGCAGCCAGCCACCAATCTTTTGCGGGAATCCTGACCGGAAGCGGATCTTGTCGCACTCATAGAACCCGCCCTCACCAGCGTAGTTCGTCTGGTCTCGGTTTAGTCCGGGCTTGAACTGAAGGCGTGAGAGTGGCATTAGGCAACAAGTCCTTTTAAATACACCGTTT